GTTTCTGTGTTTTCTGACACTTCATTACCTCCTTCTGCGTTTGCCTGTTTTGCAATTGTGTTTGTATCAGGCAACGTTAATCTTGACTTTTTATGTAAATCAAGAATTCTATCGATTTCCTTTGCTTTGTTTGTATCGTTTGATTCGACCCAACCTATTAAAGTTGCAGGCTTACCAGAAACTGGAGATGTATATTCGGTGTCTGTTGACATAAATACAGAATCGCTTTCCTCGCAATAAAAAATATTTTCCATCTTTGTCTCTGCTGCAATTCCTTTGAACATAAGTTGTCCATTCATTTTCTGAATTGACAAGATGTTGCAGAGCTCATTTGCTGGAGAATCTACTACTGAAAGTTCCATCAATGCGTATTCTTTAATAAATCTTACTGGCTTACCTGTAGCCTTATTGACTTCGTTCTCTGAGTCTATAATCTTTCCGCCGATTGAGAATCCTTGTAGAGTTCCGTCCAAAATCTTTTCCCATGTATCTTGTGCGCCTTTTGAAATGTATGCATCTACATAGACGCCATTGTAAAACTCTTTTGTCTCTGGATCATAGTATGTCTCTGGCTTGAATGAAACCATTTTGCCAACTGCATTTGATCCGTGCATTTCACGAATGTTCCCACGGAAAGATTCAAATGCTTTCAATGATGCATCTTGTGTTACAACATCTCCTGTTTGATCAAGATTATCTAGTGTTGCAAAACCAGAAACTGTGCGTTTTTCACGATTGACTTTGGTAAATGGCACAGACAAATTGATATTGTCGCCATTAGATGACCATAAAGATTTCTCAATATTCATATGCTTAATTTTATAACGTTATTATATATAAGGCAAATAATCAGTTGAGTAGTATTACTCGACTTGTCTGCCTTCGCCTTGAGGATTTCTAGCTTCCCCCGAAATATCTGGGGAATTATTAGATCTCTCTTGGTCTCTGGTTCTGGTATTTCCAGCCTGGGCTCTTACTTCCGCCTGCTGTTGAGGTTTTAATTGAACAACCTCATCGCCACCATCCATCGGTACCATACCCCTGCGAATTCTAACTTCATTAGGAGTAATTACCTGCATTCTTAAATAACGCTCATCAATCTTAGACTGAGTATCTTCGTCAGTTAGACTTAATTCATTGAATTTAATTTGAAGGGCATCAGTCATTTCTTCAATTAATTTATTTAATTTCTTTTCTAAAATATCCTGAACTGGACGACAAACTTGTTCTTTAAATGTTTTATCAGCGTCTCTAGCATTTGCCAAAGATACTCCTTGAGGGCTACCAATTTTAGAAACTGGGACTCTGTGGGCCATTAATATTTCATCTCTATTTGCCTGACGATAAATATTAAATGAGGATTCCTGAGATCCCGCCTCAATTGGTTCCATTTTAAATTCAACCTTAGAGTCTGGTGAATCTGCTGGAAGCGGAATATATAGAGACCTATGATTCTTACCTCTTAGTCCAACCTGGAAAAACTCAAGAAGCTTGCGCTCTGATTCGGTAGAAAGTTTTGCACCCTTTACAGTAATAATATATCTTGGCACAGCCTTATTTTCAAAATAGTCTAGGTTATATTTACCAGCAAATTCGTTTCCTGCCATAGCATTTGCCGCTGCCACAATATCTGGAATACCGTAGTAATTATTTCGTGGGGTATATTTCTTAAAATGAATAATTTCATTAGGTCTATCGCTTCCGTCAGCAATTGGATTTGGAGTTTCTTGATCTCCAAAATTACGGAAGAACACAGCCTTGCCATATAGCAATTGAATAAATCCATCACGTAAACGACGCACACGCATAGTCTTTGATGGAATATGGCCAATGTAACCAATCTTGCCAGAGGTTGTACGGCCAATTTCTAGATAGCCATTTCCTGTTGCTTCTACGTCTGTGTAAAACTTAATCAAAGTCTCTTTGAATGTTTCTTCTTCATTGCAATCTTCTAGCCATTCATGTAAGTCTTGACGAAGTCTATCAAGTTTTCTACGTGCCCGTTCTAATTGATTTTCATTATCAATACCATCAATTGCATCCATTGTTTTGCGTGTTTCAATAAAGTCATATCCAAGACCTACTATGTTTGAAACCTTAGCATTAATTGCTGCATAGTTATATGGTGAAATTTCATAAATATGTGAAAGATATTCAAGATTATATGGGGGCTCAATAAGATCAAACATTGCATAGCCAGTGATGGCTTGTGCAAGAAGATTCTGCTGTGTTTCTACTCCCTCAATACCGACAAATCTCTTTTGAAGATTACGATTCATTTTGCGGCGGAATGAAGCGCCAAGACCTTGAACCTTTTGTAGTTCTTCTCCAGATACCATAAAGGCATCGTTAGTTTTTACAATTGGAGTAGTTGGTAGATAAAAGTCGGAGGCTGTAAAAGCCTGTAGTCCTGTATCAATATCCTGTGAATTATCTTCAATCATTCCCATTTACTTTGACCTCTTTAATTTCTTCATTTCGTCTTTATAGTTTCCTATATCTAGAGGATCTGGAACTAGACCCCATTCTAATCTTTGTTTCTGATATTCAAATTCTTCGTCATCAATCTTTCTACGTCCCGCCAAAAACAATGGTCTACCGTGATCTATGCCGTATGATCTAACGACTTTAGCCAGGGCATCCATAGCAGCCTTATTACCCTTTTTAGATGTTATAGAAAGAAAGTTTCCGTCATCATCTCCAACCCAGCGTCCATCATGGGTTTCCCAAACATAGATACCAAGAATGGTGTCCTCTATGATTTCTGAGGTTTTGAGTTTGCCTAAATCCATTGTCATATGTGTTTATTTTACCACCTTTGTGGGTTTAAGTCCAGCTTTTTGTCACGCAGGATGACAAAATTAGATACTTTGAATAACTACCCAGTCATTATTATAGTATTTAACTGAGCTTTCTGTCATGGTAAGAGTAGAATCATCTGCTATTTGGTTTGCAAATGAGGTATATAGACTATAATGTTCTTGAGCTTTTGCCTGATTAAATGCACTTTCATATATGGCTACATTCTGATATAGGGATTCAGTAGCTCCATATAATGAATAATTAAATGTAATATCACCAGATATATTGCTTCCATAGACTAAAATAACGTGATGCAGCTCGCCATCTTTGAATACATTTGAAATGCTGGTCTCTGAGGTCTTATTTACACCATTTACATATATTGCTGATATGTTTGTTTTTGATACCGTTCCTGAATTTCTCCAGGAATAATTGGAGGCATCATAGCCATTTGTGGAGGCAGATGATACTAGTCCAGAATCTGTAAATCCAGACGGGGTATAGAAGAATTCTACAGTCCTTATTTCCTTGTTTGTATTTATTACAAATCCACCATCTGCGTCACATCTAAGTCCATTTTTACTATCCCTAAATAATATATCATATACTGCCGCTCCTAAATGATATTCTTCGTGTGCATATACAACTTTAGATCCAGTATTATATCCTACAACATCTTTATTTTGGAAAAATGAAAATGTTAAATTCTTTAATTTTGGAATATGTTTTGAAATGTCACTGGAAGATAAAACAAATTTAATATATAGTTTGCCAACAGTATCAAAGCTAGATAACTTATATTGTGGTATTGCTTTTCCGTTTACACATTGAGAATATGTTATTCCATCTAAACTTGTATATACAGATACTCCATTATCTCCGTCCCATTCTACTTTTGAACTTGTTAATTCTATTTCTGTCGGCACTGTAATGTAATCTGTAAACGTTACAGTTTTACTTCCGCCCAAAGAATTTTTAATTAAAGATATTGATTCTTCTACAGGATCATAGTTTATATCTTCATTTACGAATGCTTTCCAGGATCTGCTGTACGGATATGAATATCTAAAGTTACACCTTACTGGTTGATCGCTTAAACCAAAATATGATCCGTCATCTGGTTTTACAATTTGAATCGGTGGTGTAGAAAATGAATTAAAATAATGAGATATTATCTTTGTTTCATTTAACGAATATCTATAAACTGCTGGGGCATCAATAATAAAAGAATCCGAAGATGAAGCAGTTGGGCCAGAATATAGCGTAAATGATACATTTTCAAATTTAAAATTAGACAACGCTTTACTTGCAACTAATTTACCATCTACATATAAAATCATTGATGTTATATTATATATGGCTACAACATAAAAACTTTTTTTAATATATGGCGGGGTATAGTAA